GCGCCACATTCTGCAAGTACGCGGATCCTAATGGTATTGCGAGAGCAATATCAGAGTTGATGGATCCGGGTGAGCAGGTGGTTTTTTGGTACCACTCCGACGACAGTTGTTTAGCTGTCCGGTGTTCTGATGGTGTGCTTTTGGCTAATATCGACATTTCTAAGTGTGATGGATCAAATTTTGATCCGATCTTTAAGTTGTTGTACGAAATCGGGTATGACCCAGCGTACTGTGAAGACTTTGATCACACTTTCTGGCTACTTAGACAAGGTTTTGTCGTTCGCCATCCCGCTGATCGGGGTATTTACGCGAAGTTCCTACCCGATATCGACAACCCAGAAATTGGGGAGTTTCAGCATCATGTATTGTATTCCGGATCGGTCGCAACGACATCCGTGAATAATGTTGCTAATATGTTGATCTTTATCGCTATTATGGATAGAATCGATTTTAAGAGAATTACAGTGGAGCAAGCGACTGCGTTGATACCTGTCGCGGCAGCTGATGCTGGATTCATTGTAAAGGTCGATTTGTGTACATGCGCCGAAGATCTACAGTTTTTGAAGCACTCCCCTGGTATTGATCTCGCGACTGGGCTCTACCGGCCGTACAAGAATATTGGTGTGTGGTTTAAATCCTTTGGTTGTGTGACCGGCGTCATGCCAGGTTCACCGAAGGAGCCCCTCCAGACTCGTGCGGCTAGGTATCTCAGCGACATCGTTGAGTCGCGTGTTGATTGGGGCACACATTGTGTATCCCAGTCATTCCAGCACTTTTGTAGTAAACCATTGGAACCCCTATTCGAGATCGATCGTGCATCTATTATTGCGCGTTATCGATTGCGTCCCGGGGAACTGGAAGAGTTCTGCGATTATGTTGCTGGGAGTGCGATTGGTGATGAAGTCTGCCATCCTGTCTTATTGCAGGTTATGTACAAGGATTATTCCATGGTGCATCCTGATTACCAGTATGAACTGAGAGACGATGGCGGCGTTGAGGTTACATCGAAAGGATACCACACATACTTGCGTGTTGGGTCCGAGGTTGATGAAGAATCGGGTGATTTCGACCCATTGTATGAGCAGATGAATAACTGCGGTTCATAAATTAAAGCGGGTGAGAGCAACGGTACCCTATAAAACGAC